TGGTTAGAGTCGTAAAGCAGATTAACGTCCGCTACTTTCATACTGCGTATGGCAAGCTCGATCTTTCCCGGTATAGCCGCTAACTCGGTAGCAATATTACTTAACTCCTGTTCAATGCTCTTTCCATTTCTCAGAATGAAAATACCTTTCAGGAAACAGTTCATCGCATACAGGCCGTATCCGGAGGGTTGGAGGTCAGCTGGAAAGTCTGTATCCGTCATGCCATCGAGACAACCCAAAATCACTTTGTTCTTTCCGGCCAAAGACGTGGAGTTTACCCCGTCCAGTACAGAAATGCGCGGTTTGCCATCTTCCGAAGCGGTGAGATACAAAATACCCTGTCTGTTCGGATTCGTGAGGTTGCCCATCTGAGCCAGATCATCTCCAACCGCAGGAACTGTACCGTTAGGAAATACGGATTTAAGTATAAGAATCGAATCATCATTAACCGAGGCAACCGGAACCCAATAGTATTTAACGTGTCCGGATGTGTAGACCTGACAACGTACCAAGTCATCAGCGACAAACATCATGTCGCCCTCTATACCTAAAACATAGTAAGCCGGATCGCCGGACGTTTCCGAAACGGACTTAACACGCCCGTTAGCGGATGAAATCACCAGACCGCCGTTAACCGCACGAACTTTCGAAATGATAAGTTCAAAAATGGTTATGGCCTTACGGACTACGGCATTATCTATTTCAAGGTTCCAATCTCCATTGATAGCCTTGTATAGCTTCATCCCTTCACCCATCAGTCCGGGAATGAATCTCTCCGAGCTAATAAAGTCCTTGACTATAGTTTGAAACAGGGTTGCGACGTGCTCAACATTCAGATCGTATGTTTTTGCAAGTGCCTGAACGAGTAAATTTAAAGTATGCGTGTCACCTTTTGCCCAAATATCCGCGCCTGTTGAAATATTCCCTTCCGAATGGAGTGTGCCAACATTGGCCGAACCGGTTACTTCCAATGTAGCGGCTTTAACTTTCATCCGGGCAACTAAAGATTGTAATTCCGCATCGCCACTTTCATTGATAAACGCAAGATCATTACCAACCAACAAACCTTTCAAAAAAGTGATCGTTTCGGCTGCTGTATCCGCTTTTACTTTACTCAGGTAAACATCATCCAACTTCTTCAAAGCCTCTTTAATCGCTGCATCAATCTCCTTTAAAGTGCGCTTTGAAGAAAGTGTATTATCATCGGTAAACTCTGTGGCTGTATCCGATTCGGCAATGATACGCGAACGGATCTCTAACAATGTCCGGAGCGAAGACAGTACATTGCTATCGGTAAACGACTTTGTATCGGTAGCCTTTACAATGTCAATTGAAGCACCTCCACCGCCTCCGCCGTTAACAGTAACGCCGCCAGTCGTCCGGGTGATAACAGCCCCGGCCGGATAGTTCTTTGACCGGGGCTTTGCGGGTATGGATGTAGTTTTAATATCTACCATTTTCAATCATCTTACAATTAAACTGATTCATCGCGAAGTCAATTGTACCGCCCGTGATCGTAAACCGTTTGTTCGGCTGGAACTTATCGGTTATAGTTGTGATAGGCGTAATTGCTTCGTCATCTATTAATACCTGCGTAAGCTTTGTTTTAGTATACCCGTATTGATTAATGATGCGACGGATTAAATGCTCTTCCGGCCGGACTAACTTCTGTTCTATACAGGAATAGAGGTTATCGGTTAGGTAATTATCGCCCAGCATGACTTTCGAATAGCACGCCCCATCATTGTTGTAACTGGATATTTTAAACTCAATTTCGTCCAATTCGTTAATGTAGTCTTCGTTAACGACATTTTCATAATAACGGTCTGTATTGTCGGTAGTCTTTTCGGCCTCGGTGCTCTTTCCATATTTAAAGGAAAAGTCTTTTAACAAGAATCCATTTATAAAAATAGCATTATGTATTTTAGATGCGTAAAGAGTAAATTCAAGCTCGCCATATAATAGGGTATCAATAGGGATTATTACGCCTGAAACACCTTTATATGGCATATATATTGTTTTTTGGTTCTCAATGGATACATAATCTAATCGGGCTTTGTTATTCTCTTCGGAGGCGGGAAGTCTAAAAAAATAATTGGGATTTGCAGACCATGTAAATGGAGCCAATCCGTTAGCACTGCCATAATATTTATTACCGATCCGTAATTGGCAAGCAGCCAACGGCATGTACGTGCCCCGGCTATTGTCCCAAGGAATCAAATCCATATCCGCTATCGTCTTATAACTTCCAGATACAGCAAAGGCCCCTGATTCGTACACTGAGGACGCACCTTTAAAATCCATTATCTTTGTTAAGAGTTCCAGCCCGCCTATCATTGATAAGTCACCGACAGCACCCAAACACCTGGCTTGTATAACATTTGTAAACGAATAGTCTGAAATATCCGGCTTGCCGTCCACTATTTTATAATTGCAGTACCTTTCCTGTATTCCTCCTATAAGTTTATGCGCATCATAAGCACGTAACTCTAAATCGTCATTGGTGATAACCGTATCGCCATCATACAGATACATGTTCCAGTTTTTCGGATAAAGAAACTGACGGTAACATTTTCTATCTTTATTCGTATTTAAACGTGACGAAAGAACTTTTGCATCTTCGTAACTCTCTTCCGGAAGTAAATTCCCAACCGGATAATTACTATCTTTTACTGTTACTTTATTATAACCGCCCAAAATATCTAAGGTGTGTTCCGAACCGCTAAAATGAATATCCTGCACGCTGAGAACATTCCCAGTTTCAAACGTATAGGATGAAAAGTCAGGTGTGTATTTATAGTAATTTCCGCGATGGTCTACATCCACAAAATACAATGCGCCTTTATAGTCAACGCAAGTCCAGTTAAAGAATTTGCATAGTTCTTCAATCACCTCTTTCAGATTCATTGGCTTATCGTCTTCGTCGAAGAAATTCTGTTCGCTAATTGTCATACTTTGCAAGACATTTGCGTTTGCATCATAATCCGCCGGACTTTTAGCGTAAACATGTGGTATGTATACGGCCGAATAGGAGCCGCGAGACTCTAAGACGCAACGGGTCAATAACTCCCACAAGCTAACGAACTCTTTGCTTCCTGCGCTCTTTTGTTTATAATCTGCGTATTCAAGCGTATTCATGGCAGATACACACTGTATTTCCAGATCGAACAGTGTTGCGGTATAATCTTGTGTATACAATTCCGGAGTAATAAAACCGGTCCAAACAATCGTATCACCCTGTTTGAGGTTAACGCGGTACTGCTGATATCCGGTCGAGTATAAACTTTGCAAGTAGTCATTTCCTACCACCCTGATAGTAGCCGTAGAAAAACGAATAGGAACATAAAGAAAGTTATCATCCGCAATCTCAATAGAGAAAGGAGCGTCACCGCTCCCTGTTAACTCAGCAACTCGCCCCGTATAGCCTTCTTTCTGAATTTCTACGATATAACTTTTATTTCGCCTTGATTTGAAAGGCAAAGTGTATATTGTTCCGTAAGTTGACATACTTATCTGATTTTATTTTTAATTCGACTTCGATTGTCGAGAACTAACTCTAAATCCTGTCCTCTTACCTTGAAGTTTCCTGTTACTTCAACTTTTTGGTCATTAGAGGACGGTGAAATCAATCCGGCAAGATGCCCGACCGATGGCGTAATATTCGGCCGGCCAACATCCAGCCCGGCGTACAATTTTGAGTTGAGTATTTTAAACAAATTCGCTTGCTGCGAACCATTCAAAATCATTTCACCACTGTTTAGCATCGCCGGAACCTTATCACCCGCAAACGAAATACCGGGTACTATTCCTCCTTTTGCAAACTTGGGGATACTTGCCATTGCGGCAACAACAGAGAGGGCAGCGCCAGCAGCAGCCATCCAACCAACAAAAGGAACTTTAGCTGCTGAACTTGCAGCTTCGGCTGCGGCTTCAGCGGTTTTTGCGGTTGTCAGTTTAGCAATCAAAGGAATTGCCATACTGATAGAGGAAAGAACATTAGCTCCCCATTGCAAATATGCTCTGGCACTATCATTCGTTACGCCTAATAAGTTACCCATTACAGATCCTATCAGACCCAAAGATTCGGCGTACTCTTCGTTTAACTTAACATCATCTTTCTTTATTGGAGATTCAAATTTGGGTAGTTTAAAATCAGGGCTTTTATGATTTAATCCGAATTGATTACCCGGCCGGTTAATAGGTGGTTGTCCCTCTTTCTCTTTTCCATGCTCTTCTTCAAAAACAATCTTTTTAACCACTATTTTGATATTAACTTTTTTCTTCTCCAATTCGTTTATTGTAGTTTGAATAGCGGCACGAGCTTGCATCGTTGTTGCTGACATAAGTTCTTTATTAAGACGGGATATCTCAGCGTCATACCATGCAAATGTATCCTTTAAGGGCTTTTTATCTTTGTCTTCTGGCTCCTTTTGAGGTTTATTGACTCTATCCCGAACCCTATCAAATGTTTTCTTATCATTGGCAAGCTCCTGATTTATTTGTTTGTACTCTTTTCCCAGCTGCCCCACTTTGATCAATTCTTCATCTTTCTTCTTCACAAGCAAGTCATTAAATATAATAGCATCTTTGTATTCCTTATTGAGTTCAGCTTGCTTAGAGGCTATAAAATCATTAAAAGCTGCCCTATCTTTTGACTCTTTTGATTCCGGGAATGCCCAATCCGCGAGCCCTCCGCTTTTTTTACGGCGCTCCAATTCGGCGTATTTAATTTTGTAAGTATCGTACCTATTGGCTACCGCAGACTTTAAAGAATCCCTGTCTTTTCCAGCAACGTCATAACTAAACACCTTGTCAACATCTTCTAATGTTATATCATCGGAGTGCAGTAAATTTCCTTCTACTACTACAGCTTTTAAAGCCGTAAGAGCATCTGACTTAACGGATTCAGCCTTATTTTTTTTATCCTCAAGAGCCTTAGCCCATTCCCTTAAGGCGACCTCTCTTTGCTCTTTTGATGCTGTACTATCCATGGCTACGCTACGAGCCTCAGCCATAACAGCATTGAAATCTTCCCGAAAATAGTCGTAACTGATACGGGCGTTTCCTAATTGATCTAATGCGGCATACGCGTCTCTGGACTTAGATATTATACTATCCAATCCACCCAAAAAATAAGTAAAATCCCCGGTAGACAAACTGGTAAAAAATTCATTTACAGATGTCTGACATGTGCGCATCTGGGCATCAAACTCATCGCTGGTTGTCTGAGAACCGCGTATTGTTTTCATAAATGCCTCGCCGGCTCCCACGGCAATACCCAACGTCCCGGCAAATTTCAACACACCGGCCCCTGCGGTTTTCGCCATATTGGAAATGTCATTCTGAAAACTGTTTACCGAACCCTTCGCTCGCTTCAGGTTTGCATCGAAAGCATCCGATTTCATTACCAGCCTTGTAATTATATCAGCCATGATTTATCTCTTTTTCAATTAGTTTTGCTTTTTCTCTTAATCTCTCCATTTCTGCATCCGTAACTGCCGTTTGTCTTTTCTCTTCCTTTTCATCCCATGGGAAACAAAGGACATCCGACGGTTCCAAATCCTTCGTACTGTTTGCCTGCGCAATGACATACGCAATGATCCGGGTTTGCTCCCAGCTTTCCCGATTGCGCCTGCCCAGCCCCTCTAAAAAGCAACGGACTTCCGAGACCGTCATCCGGTCAAGGAAATAATCGGGCGCAATACCACCCTCGCCTACGACGCGGGCGTAGAGTTCCCGGACACTATACGACTCTTCGGAACCGTCTTTTTTTTTATATCGGCACCTGCTTCCTGTCCAAGCTGTTCAAGCTGTTTGACAAAGAACTCCTTGAACGAGACAAAAAGCGACGGATCGGAATCGCACGCCTCAACAAATTCATCAAAAGACATAAGGAAGGTATCTTTGTTGTTCGCCAGAAGAACGGAGTAGAAAAGCAGGTATTCGTCCAACATCCGGCCGAACTCAAACTGTTTTCCCATAAGATTCTCAAAAATAAAGAAAGCACGCAGCGTATATTTTAAAATGTAATCCCGTTTTTTTATAGTAATCGTCTTCATTGTAGTAAGTTATTGAGATTAAAGAAGCAAACAGGACGGGCTATCCGCCCCGTTTGCGTATTATCTGAACATCAGCCACGGGGCATCATCCGCCCACGCCCGGAGCCGGTGTCGAAGTAAGAGCCCCTGTTCCCTCAAATGTTGCCGAGAATGTAGCTTTATCACCATCCGGCGCATTAAGCTCCAGGCTGGTAACAAGAACTTTTCCCGAATAAAACGCTGCCGGAAGGGACCAGCCGCCCGAAGGAACCTCAGAAGCATCGGCATTTGCCGGGATACCGAATTTCGCCTCAACCGGCTGGCGCTTTAACATCAGGTCAACCAAGGTGTCATAACCGCTTATACCTTCATCGGCACTGAATAAATTCTCACTCGAACCGTTCCAGGAGAGTTTTTTAATGTCCTTTTCCGTCCAAATACCGGAATCCTTGCTTTGCGTGTCGATCGTCTCTGCCGAAATCGACAATTTACAGGAGGTTGCCAATGCCAATGCCTTTCCACCGACAAACAACATGAAATCCTTGCCTAATACTGCTTTCGCTTTACTCATTTGTCATTCGTTTTAAAATTAAACACTATATTTACCGCATACGCGTCTATTTCCTGAAGATACTCCACATCTATGGATGATACCGTACAGTCATTTACCGTAAATCTGGCATATTCCGCCCGTACGCCCTCCAGTTCGTAACGGACCTCGTTTGCCATCTCAACCGTTTCCCCCGCTCCTTTGCCTACAACCGTTACCTGAACCTGCGTATTGTCCTGTCCCGCACCGTCCTTTGTGTAGTCAGGCTGAATGGACAAACCGCCATATACGATATAAGGATACTGGGAAACACCCTCAGGAATAACAATAGGGAATATCCTCCCTCCGAACT